CCCATCTTTTGTATCCAGAACATTGGATAATAATTATTTACTGTATCCATATCCAGATAAAGTATTTAGTTTAAAGTATGATTACTTTACTTTTCCTAGTGACTTGTCTGCACATGGTGATACTACATCCATACCAGATAGATTTGCACCTGTAGTTATAGACGGTGCTGTGGCTTTCGTATATCAATATCGTGGTGAAACACAACAGTATGGCATTGCCTTTGCTAGATTTGAGCAGGGCATTAAAAATATGCAGACACTCCTAGTAAATAAATTTGAGTATGTTAGATCAACATACATACCATACACAGGCAATTCAAGAAGTTCTAGTAATGTAAGGGCTAATTAATGTCAGCAATACAACCTACAGCATTTAACTGCGAGGGCGGTTTAATACTAAATCGTTCTACTTTTTTAATGCAACCGGGTGAGGCATTAGAACTACGTAACTTTGAGCCAGACATTGAGGGTGGCTACAGAAGAATTAGTGGGTTCTCTAAGTATGTGTCTGCTGTAGTTCCGCAAACTGCATCTTCCTCTGAAAAAGTTCTTATGGTGGCTACGTTTGGTAGCAAGGTATTAGCAGCTAGAGGTACATCTATATTTAGTGCAGACCCCGGTGGATCAAGTTGGTCTTCTATTGACAGTGGTAGAACAGGCGCAGGTATATACAACTTTGAACGATTTAACTTTGACGGCACAGATAAAATAGTTGTTGTTGATGGTACAAATGCACCTACTGTATTTAATAGTTCACTATCTGCAACAGATGTAAGTGAAAGTGATGTAGCTGGTGCTAAGTTTGTAGCAGCATTTAAAAATCATATGTTTTATGCTGGTAAATCTACTATACCACAGACTGTAGTATTTAGTCAGCCAGCGGATGAAGATGCCTTTAGCAGTGGTTCTGGTGCTGGCACTATTAATGTTGACGATACTATAACAGGACTTAAAGTTTTCCGTGAAGATTTATTTATCTTTTGTGAAACTCGTATATTTAAATTAAGTGGTACATCAAGTTCTAATTTTGCTATAGTGCCTGTTACACGTGACATTGGTTGTATAAATGGCAACACCATTCAAGAATTTGCTGGTGATCTTATTTTTCTTGGCCCTGATGGGCTGCGAACAATTGCAGGTACAGCAAGAATTGGTGACGTGGAATTGGGAACTATAAGTTCTAACGTGCAATCTATATTTAATGATAATATAAGTAGCGCATCAGAGTTTGTGTCTACTGTTATACCCGACAAAACACAGTATAGAATATTTTTTACAAAATCAAGTGTTGGAGAAAATCTTAGTAAGGGTATTATTTGTGTACTAAAAGGACAGAGGTTTGAGTTTTCTGAACTGCAAGGAATACGGCCAGCCTCTACAGATAGTTTTGTATCTGAAGGTGATGTAATTGTTTTGCATGGTGCATACTCAACAGGATATGTTTATAGACAAGAATCTGGCAACACTTTTGATGGCACTGTAATATTTGGACGGTACAGAAGCCCTGACTTAACTATGAATGATCCGGGTATACGTAAAAGTATGCAACGGGTTATTATTAACTATAAACCTGAAGCAGCTATTAGCTCTAACTTAATTCTAAGGTATGATTATGAAGCAGCAAATTCTTCAAGACCTGCTGCATATCCACTGGATTCTGAAGATGTTGTTGCTTTGTATGGAACATCTGTTTATGGCACACCTATTTATGGTGGTGCATCACAGCCGCTAGTAAGGCAGTCCGTAGAAGGATCAGGATTTGCAGTAGCACTACGAGTAGAAGATAGTGCAGAGACAGCACCTTATTCGTTAAAAGGGTTTCAATTAGAATATCAGCTAGGAGAGAGAAGATAAATGGGTGATACTTATACTAGGCAGTCCTCCTACACTGACGGAGACGTTATTACTGCCGCACACACCAACAACGAATTTAATCAGCTTCTTGCAGCTTTTGCTGCCAGCACAGGTCACACACATGATGGCACTGCTGCTGAAGGTGGTGCTATTACTAAACTACTTGGTAATACTTTAACCTTTGGCGCAGGTACTGCTGGTACAGACATTACTATTACTTTTGATGGTGAGACAAATGATGGCGCATTAAAATGGATGGAAGACGAAGACTATTTTGAGTTTTCAGATGACATTCTTATTGCATCTACAGAAAAACTACAGTTTCGTGACACAGCAATTTATATTAACTCAAGCACAGATGGACAGCTTGACCTTGTAGCTGACACAGAAATACAGATAGCTGCCACTACCATTGACATTAATGGTAATGTAGATATATCTGGCACACTAACAATAGGTAGTGCAGGTATATCTGAAGCTGAACTAGAAATATTAGATGGTGCAACAGTTACCACAACAGAATTAAACATCATTGATGGTGATACATCTGCTACGTCTACAACTGTAGCTGACGCAGACCGTGTTGTATTTAATGATGCAGGAACTATGAAACAGGTGGCGGTCACAGACTTAGCTGCCTATTTTGATGACGAAATTACGGCAATGCCTAATCTTACGTCAGTTGGTACGTTGACAACCTTGACTGTAGATAATGTAATTATTAACGGCACAACTATAGGCCACACTGATGATACCGATTTAATTACACTAGCAGACGGTATTGCTACAGTTGCTGGGGAAGTGTCTGTGACTACACTAGACATTGGTGGAACTAATGTTACATCCACTGCTGCAGAACTTAACATTCTTGATGGTGTTACTGCTACAACCGCAGAATTAAACTTAATAGATGGTGACACGACAGCTACATCAACTACACTTGCTGCTGCTGACAGGCTAATTGTTAATGATGCTGGAACTATGAAGCAGGTTGCACTGTCTGACTTTGAAACATTCTTTGAAAGCGCACTTGATACAACTTCCAATATTACTACTGTAGGCGCATTAAACTCTGGTTCTATTACCAGTGGGTTTGGCACTATTGACACGGGATCATCAACAATCACAACCACGGGCTTGATTACTGGTGGATCACTGGACATTGATGACGTGCTTATCAACGGCACGACAATTGGTCACACAGACGATACAGACCTTATTACTCTGGCGAATGGTGTAGTCACTGTTGCCGGGGAGATATCAGTCACTACACTTGATATAGGCGGCACAAATGTAACATCTACTGCGGCGGAACTAAATATCCTTGACGGTGTTACATCCACAGCAACAGAAATAAACATTCTTGACGGAGACACTTCCGCTAGTTCTATAACTGTTGCTGACGCTGATCGTGTCGTCTTAAACGATGGCGGCACAATGAAACAAGTCGCTGTAACAGACTTGTCTGCGTATTTTGATGATGAAATCACAGCAATGCCTAACCTTGTTACCACCGCTGCTACCACTGTAGGCGCACTAAACAGTGGCAGTATAACCAGCGGATTTGGCACGATTGATACAGGGTCATCTGCTATAACTACCACAGGCGTAATCACTGGCGGCACGTTAGAGGCTACTGCCGACACCAGTGCTGGCGACAATGCTGCTATAGGCTACACTAGTGCAGAGGGTCTTATTCTAACAGGGCAGGGTAGCACCAGCGACATCACTGTAAAGAACGATGCAGACGCTACAGTGTTTACCGTGCCAACTGGTACAGATGATATCTTGTTTCCAGACGGTGCAAAAGCCATGTTTGGGGCTTCTTCAGATTTACAAATTAGCCATACGGGTGCCTACTCACTTATTGCAGATAGCGGCACAGGGAACCTTATTTTAGCCTGTCAGGACTTTTCACTGACAAACCCTGCGGTTGGTGAAAATATGATAACTGCGGCTGTTGATGGTGCAGTTGAACTATATCACGATAACAGCAAGAAATTAGAAACTACCGCATCTGGCGTGGATGTTACAGGCACGGCAGTCACAGACGGCCTTACCGTTGCTGGCAATCTGTCTGTAGACGGCGGCACAATAAAGCTGGACGGAAACTTCCCGACAGGCACGAACAACGTGGCATTGGGTAACACCGCATTGGATGCTTCTACTGGCA